TTCACGGCCAGCAATTTGACCTGATAATCGACGACGGATCACACCAACTGGCACACCAGCAAGCCGCGGTGGAGCAGTTGTGGCCGCTGTTGAGGCCGGGCGGGGTGTTTGTTGTCGAGGACATCCAGAGCGAACTGGACGCCTACGAATTCGCCAGGGAGGGCGGATGGACGTTTGAGGACCTGCGGGAAAGCGGGCGGTATGATGACCTGATAGCATGGCGAACAAAATGACGCACCGAAACCCCCGGAAACTCCGGGGGTTTTTTATTTTCGGAAAATACTTCAGATTCGGGGTTGCACTTTCCGAAAATGAAACGTATGATCTGACGCAGTGGCAAGTGTGAACGACAAACGACAAACGAACGAGGGGACGAACGATGACGACTTTTGCTGCAGACACTGGGCTGTTTTCCATCGCCATTGACGACGTGACGTTTCCGGGTGGATTTGGCGACGAGGTCAAGCCGCTTAAAAGCAATCGCGGAATTCCCGTCATTGTGCTGGAAAAAGAAGATTGCTATCAACTGATCGATGGCTGGGGTCGCGTGAGTGGTTTGCTCAACGCTGGAGCCGAGGAAGTGCAGGCAATTCTGGTGTCGGAAGATGATTTTGCCCGACACAGCGGCGGAGACGATGAGGAGTGGAACGCGGAAATGTACGCCAAGTACGCACCACGGTGCGCATATCCGGGGACCACAAACTGAGAACAAAACGACATCCCCGCCGGACTGGCTGGCGGGGGTTTTTGGCGGCAAGAGTTTTGAGTGAGGGAACGAACCATGGACAATCCACACATGCTGCAGGTGATTGCAGACGTTGCTGGGGTGCATCGCAACGGCGGCGGTTGGTTTCGGACGGCTGGCGGCAAATCGGTATGTCAAGGCTGGCGTGAATTTGGTCTGATGGCGCGGCGGCGAGGGTGGCTGGTGGCAGGTGTTGGCACTCAGGTTTCCGCCCGGGTCTATGTGCCAGGCGTGCGAGTCGACTGGCGGGCAGTTCATCGGGATCTGCAGCAGTGACGATCAGACTTCCCCCGGCAGGCGTTCTGCCGGGGGTTTTTGGGTGGCAGGAAGTGGACCATGACGCAACTGTGTGAGACGTGCAGGCAGCCGCTGTGTCCGTGGGAGGGCCAGCGGTGCGAGGTGTGTTTACTCAAAGAAAGGCAGACCGATGAAGAAGGCAAAGCAGACCGAGACGAAAAAGCCAATGGGCAGACCCCGCAAGCACAGCACCAGTGCGGTGACGTGCGTGGTCAAACTCCCGCCCGAGGTGGTGCGGTGGATTGATGCGAGGTATACGACGCGGCAGGAGGGGCTGGCGGCGATTGTGAAAAACGTGGCAGGGGTGCAGTGATGGCAACAATCCGAATTTACATCGACGGCGACACGGAGCAGCCGACACCGACACCGACACCGGAACCGCCTGCGGATCTGCAGTCGGAGATTGACAGAATCAATCGGGCACTGTGCGACGTGCTGACGCGAATAGCGAAAATCGAGGGCGACGTGCGAGGGGTGCGATTGAGATTGATTGAGGACGACGCGGAGGGGCAGGTGCCATGACCACATTTCATCACCAGACCATTGCACGGTCCCGCAAACCGCGAACGTGCACATGGTGCGGCGAGCCGGTTGAGATTGGACATCCGTACCAGTCCTACCAGTGGGCTGAAGGCCGCGACGCCGGAACGGTAGTGCTTCATCCGGAGTGTGGCGACGCGATGGATGCGGTGAGCAAGACAGATCCGCATTTTGTGGGATGGTGTCCGGGGGATTATTTGAGGGGTTCAACGAGGGTGAGGTGAGGGCATGAGTGGCGAAATGATGGAAAGGGAAATGCAACAACTGGAGGCCGAGAACGCGGAGTTGCTGAAGCGGCTGGCGGCACAGCAACACAACGCGGAGCAGGTGGCAGTGGACGCAGTCGCGACAATCGAGTCATCCGCCAGAATCTGGAGGGATCTGGTGCGCGATCTGCGGAAAGAGAACGAAGATTTGCAGATTTACAGGCGGGCGATTGAGTCGATGGCGGCGCAGTTTGTTTGCCCGAAAACAACGGCGTTGGAATTGACACGGCAGATATTGGGGGAAATGAAATGAGCATGACATACGACGACTTCAGCAGTCGGCTGCGACATGCCGAAGAGTGGACAATCCGAGGGCTGAATTACAGCGTCGTGGTGCGACGGCATAGCGTCGAGCCGTCAGGCGGTGACGGTCCGCATCGGTGGTGTGTGTATGCCTATGCCTACCCGATGCACCGGCTATTTCCAGCCATGCATCAGCAGCTGTACACATGGAAAGAGCCATACGCGAGTATGCCGCTGCATGGTGGCTGCAGCCTGCGACAGGTGCACATGGGGGTATTTGCGGTTTCGTCGATTCAGGTGGGGGCCGACTACAACCACCTACACGACACAGCATACACGTGGATGGAAACGCGGGAAGACGCGGCGCCAGTGTTCCGCGATGCGTTTAAGTTGTGGAATCATTTTCATGAGGAGATGGAGGAGTGAGTCTAATCCAAACACCCGAACAGTTAGCGGACGCAATCCGCAACGATCCGCAGCGAGTCGCAGAATGCTTGCACCGGATTAACCGGTTCGGCGGGCAGGCAATCAGTTGTTCCGTGCTGCAGCATTCGCTGGCGGTGTATGATAGGCTGGCCGGATGGCCTGCGAACGTGCGGCTGTGGGCATTGCTCCATGACTGTCACGAGATCATCACGGGGGACGTGGTGAAGCCGTATGTTGGCGCATGGCTGACGCAGCAACAAGTCGATATTGACCAGCGAGTTCGCAATGAACTGCGATTGACGCTGACCACCGACGATGCGATTGCGGTGATGCGGGCGGACGTGTGGCGAGGTGCCTGTGAGTTTCAGGAGGTCAGCGCAGGCAAACCAGTGTACCACCATGAAATGCCAGTGTCTGACTGGGTGGACAGCGTGCGTGCGCTGTTAAGCGAGGTGGCAAAGTGAGATTACATCCAGTAATCGAACAACACGGCTTACACCGTTTGGCCGTCGGTGCATCCGTCCTGCTGCGAATCCCGCGTGAGCAGTTCACGCCGCTTCGTCGTGTGATCTTGTATTTCAACGAATGCACCGACGACGGGACCGCGCTGAGGACAAAGATCCAGCCCGACGGCATCACGATAACGCGTCGTGAAATCATCCAGATCGGCGATAGTCCAGACTGGAAAGTCGGCAAATCAAAGCCGTTCCCGTGCACGGATCGGTTGAGCCTGGAACACGCCGTGGCGAGGGCGAACGAGGCCGCGAAACAACTGGGGCGAGGGTATCGGTTCCGCGTGGTCGTGGAGGGTGGCAAGACATCCGTGCTCAAAACACTCTGCCGATGCAGGCGTGTTATCCATCGGGAGGAGCAGTATCTGCGAATCGTCGGCATGATTCGCCGGATGGGCGTGGATTGTGTGGGGCGAGTGGACGGAGTCGAGCTGCGGGACGTGCGGAGGGTGCAGAGGAATTTTAAGCACTCATTGCGGTTTCGAGCGAAGCAGTTGGACAGCAATACGTTTCAGATTCGGAGGACACGGTGAGCGTTCCAGTCAATCAAATCATTTGCGGCGACAACGTCGAGACGCTGCGGACGTTGCCGGATGCGTGCGTGGATTCATGCGTCACAGATCCGCCGTATGGAATCGAGTTCATGGGCAAGGCGTGGGACCGCGGCGTTCCCGGTGTTGAGTTGTGGCGTGAGGTGTTGCGTGTGCTTAAACCCGGCGGGCACTTGCTGGCCTTCGCAGGGACGCGCACGCAGCACCGAATGGCGACGGCGATTGAGGACGCGGGGTTTGAGATCCGGGACATGATTGCGTGGGTGTATGGGTCAGGGTTTAGCAAGTCAATGGACGTGTCAAAGGCGATTGACGCACAGGACGCGGTTCAGGAGCAACAGGCGAGGAGGTACAAATTCACGGCGTGGGTGCGGTCCACTGGTGTGACATCAAAGCAGATTGACGAAGCTACTGAAACGAACATGGGCGGGCATTACACGACAGCAGCAAGCCAGCCCGCAATAATGACCCGCGAACATCTTGAAGCCTGCCGGCACCTGCTGGGTGAAGTGCCGGAATGGGTAGAGCGTGAATGCGACATCCGCAGCATTGAAAGCCAAACGCTGAAGAACCGCGAGGTGGTGGGGCAGCCGTATCGGGTGCCGAACGCCAAGACCGTCAACCCTCACTTTATTCGGGTGGCCGAGCAGCGAGCGGAGGGGCCGAAAGAGATCGTGTACTCGGCAACCGCCCCCGCAACCGAAGCCGCAAAGCAATGGCAAGGCTGGGGCACTGCTCTAAAGCCCGCACTCGAACCGATCACAGTTGCACGCAAGCCGCTGTGTGGGACCGTGGCCGCGAACGTCCTGCAGCATGGAACCGGCGGAATCAATGTGGATGGGTGCAGGGTGGCGTCGAGCGACCAGATCGCCGCCGTCACCGGCAAGGCAACGCTCTGCGGAACGCGAGACGGATACGACCGACCTTGGAAGCACGACCCTGCCGCATTGGCCGCACGGCAAGAGCGGGCGAACGCCGCCATTGAGAAGGCGAACACGCTGGGCCGCTGGCCCGCAAACCTGATTCACGACGGCAGCGACGAGGTTGTGGGGTTGTTCCCGGAGACCGCTCCGGCGAAGATGGCGGACAGGGGTAAGGGAATAGACGGAGCGACATTCCGCCATGCGAGCGGAGCCGAAAGCGGTATCCGTGGTCACGACGATTCTGGAGGCAGCGCATCACGGTTTTTCTACTGCGCCAAAGCGGACGCCAGCGAACGCCGTCAATCAAAACACCCAACCATCAAGCCCGTTGCATTGATGCGGTATCTTGTCCGATTGGTGACGCCACCCGGCGGGCTGGTGCTCGACCCATTCGGGGGATCGGGCACAACTGCCGAGGC